TAATTGATTGTCTACCTAAATTTGATGAATAGTCTGTTGTTTTAGGACCTGTAGGTTTTTTTGCTTTTGCCATTGTTTATTACTTCTTATTATCTGATTTTGCTCTACTACCTGTGTATAAACCAAACCACGCTGCTCCAGCACCAACAACTATTGATACCAAACCAGATTGTTCCATTGTAGGCGCTGATAAATTCATATACCAGATTACTACTTTGTATAATAGATAGATGTATGTAGATATAAACACTCTTGGAAATATTCTCCAACTATCTACTGCTCTTGCCAAATGAATTAATTTAGCGTATGGATTAACACCTAAGTCTTTAATAGATGTATCAACTTCTAAATCAACTTGTATTTTTTGTTTTGGTTCTGCAACCTTAACTTCTTCCATTAGTTTCTCCCTCTTTGTTTTTCTCTTATCTTTTCGTTTTCTTCTTTTATATATTGTGATAACAACTCAATATATATTTCCCTCTCCCACGGCATCATTTCTTCTAATTCAGTTAAAGAATATTTATGGAATTGCATTAAAGCAAAATTAGTCCTATAAAAATTCTCAAGCGTATCGTGTAAGAGGGTTACTGAAAAAAATCAGCAGCACCTTGTAATAATAAAGTATGTTCCTTACCTGATTTAGGATTTTTATAATTTATTGTGTGTGAAACAATAGGTAACTCATCAAAAAACTTTTTAATTTGTTTAAACTGATTAGATGTTAAGTTTTCAACAAATTCAGTTAATTGTTCCTTACTTATATCTATTGCTTCAAATACTTCATCACCTTTATAAATTTGTGCTATACAATCTCTTACTAATTCAAATGATAAGTCAATAAAATTCTTTTTATTTACTAACTCAACAATTGTTGGTATTCTCATAATAACACCATAACCAGGTTCAAATTCTATTTTAGGATCAACCTTTTTATTTAAATCTGGTTTAACATCATCAACATTTAAATCGTAATCAACTAAAACACTCTCATCATCTGGACATTTTAGTTTCATTTGTATAACTTCACCTACAGATTTTGCTCTTATATTTAACCATAAGTATTCAAAATCATAAACAGGTATTTTTGTAACATCAATATCACTTAAAACGCAATTTTGAACAACTGTTACAAAAGCACTTACTATTTCCTCTTCATTATTACTTTCAGTTGCCATCAATAACAACTTTTCTTCTTTAATCAAAAACGGCCTGTATTTCACTTTAACATTATTTGATAATGTCATCTCATATTCAGGTGTTTTCAAAAATGGTATACTCATTATTTACTCCTTATAATTTAGTATAATATATCTCGTATAACTTTAGGGTCTGGAAGACCTTTAGGGAATACACGACCTCCCGTTACTCTACCTATTGGTAAATCTCTCCTTACTTTTTCGTAAACTTGTCTACCTACGCTACCTAAAATATTACCAATACCAAATGGTAAACTTTCTAAAAATCCACCCTTAATATTTGCAACATTTTTTCTATATTCATCTCTTAATCCTTGATCACCACTTGGTAAGTTTTTATATCTTAATGGGTTACTTGTTGTTGACATCCAATATCTATATTTAAATGTTACACTTGTTTTAAGTATTTGATCTTTTGCATTGTGACTAAACGGTGTAGCACTTATTGATTTAGGATAAACTTCAAATAATTGTACCTGATATGATGATTCTGATGTACCTAATATTTTTCTTAAATTTTCTCTATCTGTTTCAGGACTTCCTGATGGATTATAATTAGCCAATGCTGCCATAAATGTTTTCTTTAATGGTGTAATTGTAATTGAACAATTTTTAGCATAATCATCATAATATCCAACGTTGTAATTTCTAGCATTTACTATCATATTTTGCCACGCCTCAAAAAATATTCTTTCATCAAAATCTGTGCCTGTATAAAAATCTGCTGTAATTTCGTCATATTGAATACCATTGGCAATTGCTCTACTAGGTCCATAATATTGATCGTTTGTATCATCGGTTATAGTTCTTGTTGGTATACTAATGTCTGTACAAAATAAATCTAATCTTAACGCTAAACTTTTTTGTAATTGAGCAGCCAATTCAGATGAGGCTGCTAAATCTAAATTTGTTTGTGACTCTTCAGAATATACACCATAACCTGCTAAAGGTTCTTGCGTGAGTAATCCTTTAGGTCCATCAATCGTAACCATAAATTGTGTAGGTCTTGCTAAACCTCCTGCTTGAGCAAGGCCAGTTCTAAATTGATTATATACTGAATTGTAATTAGATGTTCTATTAATGTAATTAATTTTATCATTGGTCTCACTTACACTAAATTGAGGTTTAGATGGTGGTATACCTAATCTTATATCTAAATCACCTATTTTTTTACCTATACTAATTAATGACATTAAATAAATCTCCTACTGTCTGAATAAACTTTAGCATCACTTGCTTTTTGAAATCTTTGCACTGGTAGATATATTGCTACCGCAGCCTCATCCATATTTATTCTTAAAAAACCTGTTTGTAATTGTGAATACAAATATTTCTTTATTGTTGGTTTCACAATTTTAATACCTTTTACATCATCATAATTTACATCAAATTTTGTTTGACTATCAAATCTTGTATCGTCAGCAAATTGTTGCATACGTTCTAACAATCTAAATCTTAACAACGGTGGTAGATAGTGAAAATTCATACCTAAAAAACCACCTGTTATAGGTTCTAATGGCAATACTAAAGGAAATATATCGTAATAAGGTAACGTTTTTCTTAATTTAGGATTATAACCAAATAAGTTCAATCGTCCCACACTAGGCCGACCATTGAGTTTACCTTGTCTAAACAACTGTCTAGCGGTAGTACCACTTGCAATTTTATTTACTTGTGTTCTATACCACGTAGCAGACCTGTCTGTATCGCCTGCTTTTAGTTTAATTGTATCAAATACACTTGCCATATTATATATTTATGTTACAAATAAATAGTTTTATGAATAAGATAAAGAAGTTTGCAAACATAGATAAAAGACCTTATCAAGGCAGATTTACACCTTTAAATCCACAAAAATATAAAGGTGATGTAAAAAACATAATATATCGCTCAAGTTGGGAAAAAAAGTTTATGGGATATTGTGATAGAAACAAAGATGTATTAGAATGGGGTAGTGAAGAAATTGCCATATATTATCGTTCTATTGATAACCGTCCTCATAGATACTTTCCTGACTTTTATATGAAAGTAAGACAATCAAACGGTACATTTAAAAAGTTCATTGTTGAGATTAAACCAAAAGCACAAACTCGTAAACCTAAAAAACCTTTACGAGAAAGCCGTACATACAAAAACGCATTATTAACTTATGAGAGAAATAGAAGAAAGTGGTCTACTGCATATGCTTGGTGTCACAAACGTAATATGAAGTTTATAATTCTCACCGAAGATCATTTAAAGACTTTTTAATATCAAAATCTAAATGTTCAATTATAAATTTGTTTGAGTTATCACCTGTTAATACGTTCCACTCTTTACTTAATGATTTAATTGTTCCCTCTAAATTATCATCTCTAAAAATTAATAAAATAGGTTTATAGTTTAATTTTATTAATTGTTCACCATAAAATTTTAATTTTCTTACAGTTCCTGAATCACCTGATCCTATTCTATATTTTGTATCTATAGCAAAATTGTCTATGACCAAATCACACAGGTCATACTTTTTATATTTTGGTGAGTCATTATATTTTAACTTACTTTTAGCAATTATCTTTACATACTTTTCATAAAATTTACCAAACTCTCTATGCCAATATTGTTTATTTAATAAAAGATCATATTGATTTTTGTTAAATAAATTCATAATATCATCTTGTTTAAAATGCTTGTGATTTAAAATCTTTTTTTCAAAAGACAATTTATAAGACTCAACAAGATTTTTTAAATCATTATTCATTTACAAAAATAATATCTTCTTTTAATAATGCAATCTGTTTTTCAACTTTATCCCATTTAGACCTAAAAGTTGCTTTATTCATTTTCATATTGTGCCAGTTAAAATCATAATTTTGTTCAGTAAGTTTAGATAGATTCCAAATGAATATTTTGTTATCTGTAAATATGTTTATATAAAGTGCTTCGGTATTTTTGCTATTTGCTTTTTCTAAAAGTTTGTCATATTTCTTTTTTTCTAATATTAAACCTTCTTTAGCATACTTATGATAACTTTCAAAATTTCTTTTTTTAATTTCACAAGTATATAAACTATTGTGTGCGTCATAAGTAGAATACCTTTGACCTTCATATATTAGATTGTTTTTTTTAAAAATATTAATAGAATTGTTTATTAGATTGACAATATTTAATTCGTCATTTGACCAGGTCATATAACTCCTTGATTAAAGTGGCCACCAGAGAAAAGGTGACCACTTAATTGAGAAAGTGAGAGAGATAGATTAGGAATCGTCCTCAGCTAACTTACTAAAATACGATAGGTCATCGCTATCGTTGGACTCATCCTCTTTCTCTACCGAGTTGTTAGAAGACGTTGGTATGTCATTACTGACAGGTGGGAGGTCAATATCTTCTACAGACTCGGTACTTCTTTGTCCAGTAAGTGTCTTATTCAGTTTCTCTTTGAGTTCATCATAAGATTTAAAATTACTTGGATCAACGAAGGGCTTTAGAGCATATTGAGATTTCCATATTTTGTCAATCTCCTCATCAGTAGGTTTTAATCTACTAACTGGCTCAAATTCAGATTTATCATAATTCCAATAACCATCAACTTTTCTGATTTTTAATTTAAAGTTTGCACCTTCCCAAAAATCAAATGGGTTAACAGCCTTCTCATCTTCAAACGCTGGGTTCATCGCTTCTGTAATCTTATCAAATATCTTTTT